ACTAATAGAATATGTTATGGTATGGAATTGGATCCTAAGTATATTGAAGTAATTATTAAAAGATACTACGATTATACTGAATGAAAGAAAGAAATAAAGATTATGAATAGAGATTTAGATTTGTCAACTATTATAAATGGCAATTAATGATAAAGAAGTCGGGAAAAAAGTTGGCTATAAAAGCCCACCTAAAGATACTAGGTTTAAAAAGTGAGTAAAAGTTACACCATCATGAGAAGTGATGAAAGCAGGATGGGATAGAAAAAGAGAAGCAAAAAGAATTATGGATGAAATGATTAAGTATCAAGAAATGACATTAGAGGAATTTCAAGAACACTTAAAAGAAAATAAAGACAAACTTCAAATAAAGAATCTTATCACAGCAGGATATCTTAAGGATATTGTAAGCGGTAAAGAAAGGAAGGATTGGATTAACAGACACATAAGTTATGCACCTCAACAAATAACAGGAGACGACTGACCAATAGAGATAGATATTCAATCAGCATCAATAGATGATTTACTCAAAATAATAAAACAGAAGTAATGGATATGAATGTACGAACTCAACCTTACGTAACTAGTATCATAAGAGACGCTCAGTGAAAACCTTGTGCAATCAGAATGTGTTGACCTAGACATTATTTTAAATTTCATTTTCAAGAAATAGACGCGATCCAGGACAAGATTACAAGTAAGCAATTAATAGATTATTGTGAGTCATCATTAGAATTATATTATCAAACAAAGTTTAATAAACAAAATCCAAAACAGCAATCTATAGATGAAATAAATAGACTATGAGTTTTATTTAAAGATAACTATACACTTGAAATATTGTTATTTTCAGATCGACTTGAAACACTGCAAAATCAATTTAAAGAAGAATGAAAGGATTTTAATTTGGAAAAACGGAAGGATAAGAATTGATGAAGAGACTTCGTTGTTGGTACTAATTATTGATATGAACATATAGCAATGCCTTTTTTAAAAGATCAGCAGGTATATGATATATACCAATTCTATAAACAATATGATCCAAATTTAATATGATTCCTTTAATATATGGACGAATTGCATTTCAAAAATGTTTTAGTAGCTATTAGTGAACATTTGAAATCCAATAAAAAATCTATCAGAGATATAACATTACTAGAATTCCAGCAACGAGTATGAAGCAAAATATGAAATCTTTGAAACACTAGTGAAAGGAAACAAACAAGGACACTAGCTCAAATACAAATAAAGACTTATAAATGAAAAGTAATAGATGATTTAGAACGATGATATTAAAACAAAATTAGACTTTTTTGACAAAATCTCTAGAATAAAGACAATTAACTTTGTCTTTTTTTTTGTTAAATGGCAACACTCGTAAGTCTTAGAGAACAGGTAACAGATATTACACGCGACCCAAACTATCGCATACGACCTTTGGCTACTCTCGATAGAGCAATAAATAATGCTTATGTTACTATACAGCAAGACTTGGAAAGCTACATTGACGATTCTAATCAAACAACAACGGTTGCAGGCGTCATTTGAACACAAGAATATACACTCCCTACAGACTTTCTTGTTGCTCAACAAATAAGACGAACTACATCAACTCAATCTGTTCCATTATTGCTTACAACTAAAAAGAAACTACAGACACAATTTACGACAATGACCACTGGAGTGCCTACGAATTATTATATCTACGCAGGTAATATCTGATTATATCCTATTCCTTTGGATAGTTGAACTATTGAAATAACATACACAGCTAAACTTGCGACAATAACAACCTCAGTAGATAGCGCAAATAATGATATACTAGACAATGCCATTGCTTATAAGGCTGCGTCAATGTTATTCAAACAAGTACAAAAGCTTGATGAATCACAGATACGAGCTATTGAAGCTCAAAAAGAGATTGATTCGGCTAGAATGACATTAAGATGAGCAGAAGACTATAGATATGAGGCTCAAGATTATTGATATATTTGAGATTATAGTAAGCAAGTATCACGATATTAATAAAAGTCAAGTATGGCTTATATAAGCCAAAGTTAAAAAAAGAGACAAGAAAATTGACGGGGTTTAATGAAACTGAATCAAAATTTGAGTGTATTGACATTATTTTATTTTATAAATATTTCTACAATGCTATTAAACTTATTTGAAAGAGAAAATCGGAAAGAAGTAATTATCGAAACTGATGATTATCAAGACCTCACCTGATTTGCAATCGACAAAGAGAGAGGAATTAAAAGATTAGCAGACTGAACGCTAGTTAAATGCCCTTTGGAAGTCCAAGCGGTCCAAGAGACAGAGTCAAATTCAGACGAAGAATCAGAAGACATTATCAAAGCAAGAGAAGACTACTTGTCTGTTATTGGTAAAGAAGTCCCAAACAACAAAAAGAATGACTTAGAACGGATAACTACTAAAGTAAAAGAAACTTTAACCCCAGCTGAGTAATTTATGTCAGAAAAAAGATTTAACGATTTTACTTGATGATTAAATCTAACGCAGTCTAATCAAATACCTGACAGCGATTTTACAATTGCAAAGAATGTATTATATAATAACGCCAAACAACTACAAACAAGAAGAGGAATAAGAACATTTTGAAATCAAATTGGAAGTGATCCGATAACAAGTTACTATTTTACAGTCAACGACCTAACCGGTGTAAAAACAGCGTTATGCACCAGTGGCACCAATATGTATCTGTTTGATTGAACTACACGAAATGCAATAACCACAGATAATCTACTTGCTTATGAGACTAGTTGAATAACTACAAGAAGGACAAGACGAGATTTTATAACCTACAAGAATGTGGTCTATTGTTGCGATTGAGTAAACCCTTATAGTAGCATCACTGCTTGAGTATTCTGACAGATAGGGCTTTGAAGTGCAATAACAGTTACTGTAAATACTGCAACAGATGTATTTGATACAGGCTGACCAGCTACAGGGCTTGTTGACGGTGATCAAGTTATGTTCACTTCTGCAACAACAATGCCAGCACCTTTGGTGAAGTATCAAGTATATTATGCAGTGTCCTGTGCTTGAACTACTTTTAAGTTAGCTAATACTATTTGAGGGACTGCAATTGATATAACAACGGCAGGGACAGGGACAATACAATATAAAGAAATATCACAACCAAGACCAAGATATATTCAATTATTAGACCTTACTTGTTTTACTGGTTGATTTGTTAACGACCCAAATATTATTTATTATTCTAATAGCCTTCCTATAGATTTAACTGTTATAAATAGTAATAGCCAAACTATATGAAGTCAAGATTGATGAGTTATAAATTGAATATCACAATATAACCAATTGCCTTTGATACTAAAAAGTAGTAAGATTTATACATTTAATTATCTTTCCACTCCTCCACTTGTTGAGGCAGTTGACACACAAGGATGATGATACTCAAACAGAGTTATAAAGAATGTTTGAGACTCACTTGTTTACTTGAATGAGAGATGAATAGACAATCTAGTAAAAAGGAGTTGAGTTGACGGGGCTTGAGCAATAGAAACAAGATCATTATCAACAAAAGTAAGACCACTAACTGATACTATTGATACAGTAAGTTATAATTCAAATACTGCTATTTATATAAAACCACTGAATAATTATTATTTTAGTTTTGATACTAATTGAGACGATAAACCCGATACTACTATAGTATATAGTAGCAATACAGGCGGACGAACACAATATAATTATCCAAACCTATACGATTATTGATATTATATAAACAGTAGCAATGAAACACAATATCTTTTTGCTAGTGCAAATGGATGACAAATGTATGAAATGGAATACTGATTTGACGACAACGGAGTCCCAATAGATGCAGAGATACAAACAAAGAAATTTGACTTTGGAGCACCAAACCAATACAAGACATTCTCATATATGGATATTACAGGACGAAAACAGCAATCTTGAGAAATAACAGCTACAATCTATGTTGATGATTCAGTAGCTGGTAGCTGAGTGATAACTGATAACAACCTTAATCTTAATAGTAATACTCAAGTATTATGAGTAAGGCCATTATGAGTAGATGTTTTATGAAGCTCCGGAGTAGGGGATTTAGTTTTATACCCATTTACAGTAAGAGTTCCATTCTTTTCAAGATGATCAGCTATTTATCTAAATCTACAATCAAGTTGAGTACAACGAATATTTGAGAAAATGGTTGTAAATGTAGATTGAGAAAATATCGATGTATTTGACTACTGAAACATTATTTAATATAAATTAAAATCTAATGTCTAGCAATATTACTTCTTATCCACTACAAGATAATTTTGAAACAAATCTTGCACAATCTTGGAATTGAGCAGTTTGAACAATATATGTAAATGATACACCTACGTTTACATTTCCATCAAACACAAAAACATATATTGTTGTAGACCCCGGTAAAACCGCGATGCAAGTAGCTAGAATTAGTGCATATAATGCTACATTGAAAACAATGACAGTTGATAGCATATCAGTAAACAAATGAGCTTGATTAGCTTATACACAACAGTCGCACGCGGTAGGTGCAGTAGTTAGAATATCAGATAATTATCAATTCCGAGAAGATATAAAAACAAGTCTTAATAATACCGTATGAACCAATACTGATGATACAGATATGGGTAAATTCGCAGATGAAGCTGCTAGAGATGCTTACTTTACGGCTCCAGTAGATGGGAATAGTGCATATGTAACAAGTCTGTGATTACGAACAGATTATATCAGTTGAGCTTGGGTAAACAGAGCAACAGGAAGTGTTTCAAATGCTAGTACAACAGTTGCTGGTAAAGTTGAGGTTCCTACCTGAGCAGAAGACACAGCTTGAGCAGTTACAGGCTGAACAGGCGCTAGCTTAGCATCTACGCCCTGAGGTACTGCAAAAGTAATACAATCTTGAAGTCGGCTATATGCTTGAGCAAGTGCAACTGGTAATGATACTTATGCTGTTACAATGACTCCAGCATTGACAGCTTATACGACTTGAATGCAGATATTATTTAAGACTGATGTTGCAAATACTTGAGCTTGTTCTATAAATATTAATGGCTTATGAGCTAAAAGCATAAAGAATATAGCAGGGAATGACCCAGCTACTGGAGATATAAAAGCAGGACAAATGGTAAGTCTTGTATATAATTGAACTAATATGGTATACGATACTAACTCTATTGCACTAGCTACAAATTCTCAAGCTATAACTTGAACTGATACAACAACAGCAATAACACCATATCAACTAGCTAATTATCCTTGAACAATAGTTGCTTGAACAACAATAACTGCTTGAAGTGGATCTTGAGTTGCTTGAATAACTAATACTACTCCTCAATTAAAGAGAAGTTGAACTATTGTCAGAAGCGGTACATACACTGTTACATTTACTATGCATTTAAGTTGAACGACTTGATGAAGTAATGCAAATGGAAGAGTATATAAAAACTGAGTGGCGTATGGGACTAGTCAAATAATGGCCAGTGCAACTCCTACATCTTATTCAGAAGATTTGGCATTTACTGCTTGAGATACTGTAGAGTTTTGGCTATGGTATTGATGAATATGAGAGCAGACAATTTTAGACAGTTGTTCGGTTAAATATTCCCTTTCGTGATGATGAACTTTTAGTATTACATAAGTTTAATTTTTAAATAATATTATGCCAGCAACCTATACAACCCCAGCAGGGTACACAAATCCAAATGTAAACTATAATGCGATTAACGCTTATAATCAGCAGGCTTTACAGAATGCACAAAATCAAGCATTAAATTATACAAATACACCTTGATATAATGCTAATTATCAAGCTGTTAATCCAGGTAGCACTTATCACCCAAGTAGCAATTTGTACACACCCACACCACTTCCAACACCAAATTACAGCAACAACCCCTTTGGAAGCAATACAACCGCTCCGAAACCAAATCAAAACTTTGCAAGCAATACTCAAATGTATAATGTTTACAATCCTACTAATAAACAAAGTAACAGCCCTAGTATTTCTAATAATCCTTATAATCCCTATAACAACTATAAAAAGACAACTAGTACTACAAATACTACAGTATGAAATCTACCAAATCAAACTGGAGATAGTCTGATGAATCCAACTGTTGCAACGGCTCAAAATCCAGTAATACTTAAGAAACCACAAAATCAAGATATCGCTCCTAAAGATTACAGTTTTATTGATACTTTAGATAAAGCTTGAGTATACGATATTATAGACTCAATAAATGCTAAATCATTTAGTAATAAACAGCCAACAGAAGATGATTTTATGGCCTATCAAAGAGCCCAAAGAAGGTTACAAGAGCTTAATGCTCCACAGGATACTACTGCAGGCATTGATCAGCTTATAGCAGAGCAAAATAAATTTAAAGAGGATTTCATTGCACAGCAAAAAGCTCAAGAAGAGAAACTATTTAAAGAAGAGGCTGACAAACTACAAGCTCAAATAGATGCTAAAAATAATGACGCTATTCAACAAGGAAATAGAGAAAAAGAAGCAGCATTAAGGGTACTTTGATGAAGTGCAGAAGGTTCATATTCAGCAGGACAACAAGTAGACATTCAAAGACATACAAACGATGTTATCAATTATAATAATCAAGTAAAAGAGGCTGAATTGGAGAAGTACAAAGCAGAAGTACAAGGGGCAGACCAAAAACAAATCCAAGCTATAGATGATAACATAGCACAACTTACTTTAAAATCGGCAGATGCAAAAGTAGAACAGATAAAAGCTATTAATGATTACAACAAAGAAGCTTGAGTGGCTACTCAAAAGAAAATAGATGACTTCTTGGCAGTAGTGCAAGCAGGACAAACATATAATTTAACTGACCAACAAAAAGAACTTGCAAAGGCTTATTGAGCATGACTTGTAAGCAAAGATTGAGATATAAATCTAGACCAGTTAAAGAACATACCACAAATGTATCAACAGGAAGCTATGCAACAAGCTTTGATAGCTAAGTGAGCTATACCAAAGGAAGCTAAAACTCTTAATACAAGTAATGGAGCTTTTGTAAGTACTGATTGAGGTAATACACGAAAGAAAATAGACTGAACTGACGACAAAGGAACTTGGAAAGAAGACAAGAACTGAAATCTTTACAACGATAAGACTTGAGCAACCACAGCTATTACTTGAGAATGAACAATACAGACAGCAATTGCAAAAGCAATACAGGTTTGTTGAAACGCTGCACAATGTTGAAGGTTTATCAATGAAGTAGGAAAACAAGCAGGTATTAATCTAAATATCTCAGACTCTTATCAAAGTAAGCTAGATGCAGTAAATAATATAGGGCAAGCTAACTCTATCGAAGAGATAGGACAAGGAAGCATATTCACTTATCCAGTGAAGGGAAGCCCTTATGGACATATAGGAATCGTTACAGCAGTAAATGCTGATTGAACTATCAATATTATGGATTATAATGCTCACAAAGACCAAAAGAGAAATGAAATTAATAACTATGACCCAGCTAAGATACTAAATGCAGGAGGAGCAATAAGTAAACCACTGATTACTAATGATAATGTATCGTTGAATAAAACAGAAGACGAAATAAAAGCAGAAAAGTCCTCAACGAAAGAGTTAACCAGCCTAAGAAAGGAATTTGATGCATTACAAGAGGTGAAAGACTTTAAGAAGGTTACTAATTATCTCAATACAATTGATGTAAATGCTCAAAAGAAAACTCCAGCAGGAGATATGAGCCTTATTTATTCTTATATGAAATTATTAGACCCAAATTCTACTGTTAGAGAGTGAGAATATGCAACAGCTAAAAATGCTGGTACTTTAGATGATAAAACAAGGAATCTTTATAATAAAGCTATAAAGGGCACTCTACTTACTGATAGTCAAAGACAGGATTTTCTAAATTCCGCAACTCAAATACATTCTACTTATGCAGATATTTATAATAAGAAATTATGAGAATATAAGACCTATATAACCGAGTGATGAAACCCTGATTCTATAGGTTCTGAATATATCCCAAAAAACAAAGCTACAAATCAAAATAATATTCAAACAAATGATATAGATTCTTTAATTGATAATTTTAATTGGTAAATGTTAGCTACACCAAAAATCAATCCATTTGAGTTTGCTCTAAGTGTTGCAAAAGGTATACAGCCTAAACCAACTACGCAACAGCCTATGATGTCTTACGCAAATCAAAATATACAACAGCCACAAGCCATTTTCAAGAGTCCAGTTATGGTATGATGAATATCATCGCCTTTTTGAGCTCCTAATATTAATTCAAACCCGATAATTTGATGAGCAGTAGCAAAAAAACTTATTCCAAATCCAGTGAAGGTTACCCCTCCGTCAATTATACCACAGACAGGAGCCCCAAAAACAATTACAAGAGATAAACTGAAAGAATTTCTTTCTACGCTCCCAGACGATAATGCAAGAATTGAGGCTATGCAAAAATTAAAAGATAAATGATATACTGTTGAATGAAATAATCAACAAAGTGAATGAGTGCAAAATAATTCTGTATCTGATGCATTAGGGAAAGCCTGATTATGAGTTGCCGGAACTATTGCTTGATTATGATGACTAAAGGTTTGATGAGAGTTATTACAATGAGTTGGAAAAGCTGTGTATAAAACAACAATGCCCCCTACAGCTGATGAAGCTAGAGCGATACAATCATATGAGGCAGGAGTTTCAAAGGTGAAACCGGTAACCTCGGTAGATACGGCATTAGAAAGCTCATTATTAAGGAAATGAAATCCATTAAAAAACCCTCAAATAAATCTATGAATGTTTTGAACAAAATCTTGAATAGGAGTTCAAGCAAAATCAGAAGCAAATAACTTGTTTACTGAAAATATAGCTCCAATCTTTGCAAAAGAAAATGAAAAATGAACTACATTCAAGTATTCAGATTTGATAGCTAAAGCAAGAGATAATGTAAACAAAGCAAAGAATTTTTCTATTGAGGAAAAAAAGTCTATCATTGGTCATATCGATGAAATCGCCAAAGAGTATAAATGAAATACAACTCTAGAAAATTTGGATTTAGTAAAAAGGGATATAGCCAATAAGCTACCGGCAAAATATTATAAATGAGGTAAAATGACAACTACATTAAAAGATGCTCAATGATACTTAGCAGATGCGTTTAGAAATACTGTTCATGACTATATATCTGCAAATTATTGAGTGAATAGTTCTAAAATATATAAGGACTATGCAAATCTGCAGGGACTAGCAAAAATGTGACAGAAAGCAATGTCAGCTTGAGGAACAGAATGAGCTTGATGACTTATAAAATACATAGCTTGAGAAATAGCGACGCCAATAACTACGACTGCAGGGAAATTAATCTATAAGATATGATGAGTAGCCAAAGCAATACCAGACTCAGTGCGAAAGTGAAGCATAAAATGATTAAAGGCTATAGTTAAAAAAGGTAATATCTTTACTGCATTAGAGGACTGATCTATAATACCTTGAAGCCCCACAAATTTAGCTACTCAGGCAATGCAGACCCCGAAGAAAAATCTTATAAATATAAAATGAACTAATATGTCAGTCGATAAATCCTTATTAAAATATGATAAGTATCTAAAGAAAAAAGTTGTAAAAACAGATATATGAACTATAGATGAAAACGGTGACATAATCAACTAATTTATTTTTATCTTTCAGTATGATATCAGCCATTATGTATATTATAGTAATAGTTTTAATAATAAAATGTGTTTTATTCTTATTTTTCTAGCTATGCCACTTATTAAATCAGCCTCAAAACAAGCATTTAAAAAGAACATTAAAAAAGAAATAAAAGCAGGGAAGCCATTAAAACAATCTCTTGCAATAGCTTATGCGGTAGCAAGAAAAACAAGGAAAGCCTAATAACTTTACAATTTTGACAATTTGTCTATGATTAATGATATACAAGAACAGGCAAAAAAGGAATTAGCTTGTAGATTATTGGAGGAGAAATTTGAAATCCAAAGAAATAGTTTATACGAATTTCTTATTTATTATTGGAAAACTGAAAAGAAAATAAATATTGATGAGAATCGGCATATAAAGCAAATATGTGATAAATTAGAAGATGTATATTATGGAAGGACTAAAAGATTAATGATAAATGTACCGCCAAGAAGCCTTAAAACGGAAATAGTAAGTAGAATATTCCCAGCCCGATGCTTAGGAAAGAGAAATGAAATAAAATTTATGTGAATATCTTATTCAAGCGGACTAGCACAAGACAACAGTTGAGATTGTAGAGCAATCTATCAATCAGATACTTATAAGACAGTATTTCCAAGAAGTAATCCATTAAAAGACGACCAGAATACAAAACAACACCGAGAAAATACGCTTTGATGACAATATTATGCTAGTTGAGCGACAGGTACTATCACAGGTAAATGATGTGATATAATGGTTATTGATGATCCACTTAAGCCTGATGACGCTATGAGTGATGTTGTAAGAGTATGAGTGAATAATAACTTCCACAACACGCTTGTAAGTAGACTTAATAATAAAACAGAGTGAGCAATAGTGATAATAATGCAAAGATTACACGATGATGACCTTTGTTGACATCTTATTGAGCAGGAATTAAGTTGAGGAGAAAAACGAGAAAAACTAATAATAAAAGGAATTGCAGAAGATGATGAAGAATTTAGAAAAAAAGGTGAATCATTCTTTGAAAAAAGATTTCCACTATCAATTCTACAAGGTATAAAGAAGCAAGACCCGCAATCGTTTAGTAGCCAATATCAACAAGAGCCTACCAATAAAGAAACACAAGAATTCCACGAGGAACGATTTAAATATCATTGAACAGAAGTACTGCCGACGCCAAGCTATTTGAGAATATTTACAGCAGTAGACCCAGCATTTAAACAAGGGCAAGATAACGATAACACAGCGATAATAACAGTATGATTCGCAGAGGATAGAGCTTATATATTAGAACTAACAGCAGGAAAGTTTACAGCAGATGTGATGCAAGATAAGATTATCTATCATATTAGAAAACGAAGCCCCGAAAAAGTATGAGTAGAAGCATTTCAAGCTCAAAGTATGATACTTACATTCTTAAAGAGTCAGCTAAATAAGATATGATTGCACGCATTAATTGAAGAGATAGTACAAACAGGAGACAAACTAAGCAAGATAAGAAAGTTACTACCACTTTATAGGAATTGATTGATTTATCATAATAGAATAGATTGTTGAGAGTTAGAAAATGAATTAAAGAAGTTTCCAAGAGGTAAACACGATGATATGATAGATGTATTGCAGATGGTATACAATATGTATGAACTACAACCAAACAATGGAGCTTATAAGGCCAGTGTAAATATGCAATGGGATGCGGATTGAAACCCTTTTATATGAAATAATAGTAACTTTTGGTAACTTATCTAACATATGACTAAACTAAATTTATCACCAGAAAAACAGCAAGAGATTGTATTACATGTAAGAGAGACTTTTTCTGATTATGAGCAACAAACATCACAGCGAAGAGCAAGGATGTCTAAAATCTATCAATCAGTTTCTACTTTTTATACAAAAAAGAAAAATAATCGAGATACTAGTTTTAAGATTAATAAAACACACGAAATAGAAAATAGAATATTGCCAAGAATAATGAGTAAAAATCCAAAGCCTATAGTATCTTATAAGTCAGATGAGGTATTAGATTGAGAGAAGGATTATAACCAAATGGCTTTAGCTATACAAGACAGACTTGAAGACCTATTCTGTAAACAAGATATGTCTGAAACACTAAGATTGTGGGCTAAATCTATGATTAGATACTGACTGTGAATAATTAAAGTTAGTCCAAAATATAGAATAAAAAGAACATCGGAGAATGATATATCTTACGATGAGTTGTGAAATGAAATACCAGTAAAAAAAGTCAAAGAAGATGTATACGAGACTTATGCTTGAATTGATGTAAAGAGTCGAACAGATATGTATTTTGACCCAAGATATGTCAGATTGGAGGATATGCCTAGCATTATAGATGTAACCAATAATGCTAGATTATCATATTTTACAAGGAATAAATCTAAGTTTATGAATCTTGATATGCTAGAGCAATGTTGTTTAGCTTCAAAATCTCAATGAACTACTGATTGATATAAAAATAAAATTGCAGCAATAACTTGAATACAACAAGCACAACCTAAGATAATAAGACCTGATACTTTAACAGTAAAATGCTTTTATTGACTATATGATTTATCTGATGATGAATCAATGAAAAATGAGAAGCTTTATGAATTCTGGACTGTTGATGATGTTGTATTAGTATATGCTTGTGAAATATCAGCAATGCCGTATGAGGAAATAAAATGCTTTGAAGATACTGAATCTTTCTTTGCAACAGGATTTTTAGAACCTATTATCTGACTACAAGACGAATTGAACCGAAAAAAGAATAAAGCTAGTGAGTATATTAATAAAACGATTAATCCTGATTATTTACGAAGCCCAATAAGTTGAATTGATCCAAGAAAGTTGAATCAATGACATTGAAATATAATCCCCACTAGTAAAGATGCTCAAACAGCTCTTGCGAATTTTGTGCAAATACCTTGGAGAGATTTAAATAGCAGTTATTTTCAAGAAGAGAACGACTTTGAAAGACAAATCCAGGCTGCAACATTTACAATAAATACAAATACTCCTATTACACAAAATAGTCTTACTAATACAGCTACTTGAGCAAAGATACAAAACTTTGAAACAGATAGCGTAACAGGGGAAGTAAGAAAACATTTTGAGGAAGGTATTGTAAGGTTATCATACAAATTACTACAATTTGAATTTGATAATATGGAGGAAGATACGCTTTCAGTTAAAAAGAAAGATGCTGAAAATGAGTATCGACAAATACATAAAGAAGCTTTAAAAGATGCAGTTGAGAAATATGAAATAAATATAGAGGCTGGCTCAAGTACTTATGATAGTGAGGAAGCTAGAAGAAATGATGCTTTGGCTCAATGGAACATTTGATTACAAGCTCATCAAGCACAAATCCCAGTTAATTTGAAGAACTTATTTGAAAAGGTGCTTGAGACATTCCAATGATATGATAAAACAAAAGTATTTGACCAGATGCAAGATACTACTATGCAACAAGCATTAATGTGATGATTATGAAATTTACAACAGCCACAAGCACCATCTGGAAGTCAGAAACCTATTCAAAATCCTATACCTATGAATAAATAATGAAAGCATTAAACATACATCGCAATGTTATGAAGTTATTCTCAAAGCTAACTACTATTGAAAAGCAATGAGCCTATTATGATTGACAAAAAGCGAGTATCAAAGAATTGACTTTATATCCCTGATATAAGTATATTGTTGAATATCGAGAGAATGAAACAGAAACGGCTATTTCTAAGCTTACAGATCCAAAGACTCCTAAAGATGAGTTAGCGTTTCGACAAGCTAAATCTAACTGTTGATTATCATTTTTATCCTTCCTAGACAATATTACTAGCCCTTGAGGCTAATTTATTATTAAAATACTATCAAAATGTCAACAATCGATTGAACAACCCCTGAAGGGACTCAAGAGAACTGATCAGAAATGATTGAAGTAAACGGTGAACAATTAAGCATTGAAGAACTTAAGAAGGGGTATATGAGACAATCAGATTACACCCGTAAGACTCAAGAGCTTAAAAGAGAACAACAGGAACAACTTGATCCTGATTGAGAACAGGCAATAGCACGATTAAACGCAAATGGTTATGTAAGAAGAGATGAAATTGAGAACATTAAACAATCATTGACTGCAGAACAAAGATTTGCTGAATTAATATCTGCTAATCCTGAGCTCAAAAAACAAGAAAAAGCTATCAAAGAGATAGCGCAACTAAAGGGAATTGCTTATGAAGATGTAATTGAAGAGTATTGATTTGGTAGTATTGATAAACTCAATAAGGCTAAAGATAGAAGACTAGTTTGAGATAGGCAATTGGTAGAAGAAAAACAAAAGTCTATTTCTGAACTTTCTCCAGGTTTAGAGCGAGAAGAGTGGAAAAGAGCAAATTCAAACGCTTCAAATATGTTTACAAAGAGTCGTTCATTTTAGGAAAATTATTTAATTTATCCTATTATTTTATTTAACAATGGCTAACAGTTTATCCGCATCGTTTAAGGATGTGTGGGCAAAAGAACAAGAAGCAGTATTCTTGAAGAGAAATATTGCAATGCAAATCGCGTATGTATCTCAAAATTGAGAACTTTCTAGCGGTGATGTACTTCAAAGAACTTATAGAAGTACTACAGCTAATGATGTCCCTGGTATCTATACAAGAGGTACTGATGTTACTTTTGATGATATCACAGATACAGCAGAGACTTTGACTATAAACAGACAATTCGTTTTAGCATTCTATCTTGATGACTTTGATAAAATTCAAGATAACTATGACGCTGCGTTGTCTTACGGTAAAGACAAAGGAGAACTACTCGCTAATCAGATTGATGCTGATGTATTGTGAGAGTGGATTAATGCTACTTCTACAGTAGATGACGGTACAATCGGTGGTACTGCTGGTAATGGTATTGCTTTGACTACAGCAAATGTACTTTCAGTAGTTACTGGAGTTACTAAGAAACTTGAAAAACTTAATGTTATGAGTTTGGAAAGATTTTGAGTAGTTTCACCTGAATTCTCTGAAATTATCGGACAATATTATGGAGGTAAAGTAACTGACCTTGGAGACGATGTCGCTGAAAATGGCTATTTTGCAACTATATATGGCTACAAGTTGTACTCAAGTAATCTAACTCCTGCAAGAGCTACTTTGACTTACGATGGTACTGCTTTGACCGATGGTGATACAGTAACAATTGGAGGTATCACATTTACTTTCAAAACTACACTTGGTGCTATTCCTGGGAATGTACTTATCGGAGCTGATTCTGATGCTTCATTCACAAATTTAGTTGCTCTTATTAATGCTCCTTGAACTACTACTGCGCAAGGTGTAGCATTTACAGGAAACAACTTGAGAACTTTGCAAGCTAGAGCTTCGGCAACTGTTAACACTACAACAAATCTTGTTGTTGTTACATTCAAGGGTGTCGGTACTTTGACAGTATCTGAAACTTTGACTCCAGCTGCAGATGTTTGGACTGCTGCACTCCAAAAACAATTACTTTGTTTTGGAATTAAAGGCAATCCATATTTGGTAATGCAAAAGAGTCCTTCTGTTGAGATTAAAGATAATCCAAATAGACTTGGAAAAAATATCTTGAATGGTTGTTTGTACGGTGTGAAAACCTTTACTGACAATGCTACAAGAATGGTAAAAGTAGAAATCAAATCTTCAACTTACTAGTAAGTGAAGTAAATATTGGATAGGGTGGGCGATCACCCTATCGCTTATTTATTTTATAATATCATCTCTATGTTTATTTTAAATGGCATGAAAGAAGGTAAGAAATTAATGTTTTTTGAAAAGATAGTTCATTTGGATTTAAGAAAAACAACAGACGCTGGACGGGAAAGAGAACCATATTTGCTGAATATAAATATGCTTCAACAATTTGTATTTCAATTTAATCCTGAAACTGGTAAATTCTATCTTGATGAAGACGATTCTCAAGCTAATTGAGAAGATATGGAAAAATCTTTGGAAGAATGCAAAGATATGGAAGAAGACGAAAAAGAAGAATACCTTAAATGAAGAGGTAAAAGATTCATTAAAAGACAAGAATATGTTTTAATGGTATGAGATGAGAATTTGTCAGATAGAATAATAAAACTTGTAAAACTAATAGATTAATTTTACTATTAATATTTCAAACAATGGAAAAAGATTTTGTAACCTATGATGAGGTAAAAGAAGCGTTAAGTAAGTTTTATACAAAGTCAGAGGTATATTCTAAGCCCGAGGCAGAGAGACTTTTTACTAATAAAAAAGCTTCTTGAATAGTCTGACTCGCTTGAGTGTGACTCCCTAATCTTGTTTATAATTCTGTTCAATCCGCTACTTGATTGTCTTTTTATAATACTGTAGATCAAACTACTAATTTTGAAAGGATTAGAATGCAGTGGTCTAGTAATGTATTCAAAATAGCAAGTTGAGAGGGGGGTACAGCAACTACTTCTAGAGTCATAAGGATACTATGCAATGCCTGAGGAAGTGATACAGATACTGGTTGGAGTGGTATAGACATAAATTCAACTCAAATAACTCATACTTTAAGAGCATCACCAACATGAGTTACGGGACATTTATTTACTAGCCAATGAATTTGAAGTTCATTAAGTAGTTGAACTCTACCTTTCGTGTCTATAACTCCAACTATTGCTCATACTTGAACAGCAGGATATATTTGATTATTAGTCAATGCTACCGAGACGAGTACTGGTTCTTGAACTAAATACCTTCTTGATTTGCAAGTAGGATGAGTTGATCTATTTATGGTAGATAATAAGGGCAAGGCTACTTTTAGTGCTACTAATACTGCTTGAGGTACAACTTGAGCTCAAACAATAAACAAACCATCTGGAACAGTCAATTTCGCTGCTGCTGCGACTTCACTTGTAGTAACAAACTCTCTAGTAACAACATCAAGTATAGTATACGCTGTAGTGAGAACCAATGATACTACTGCAACAATAAAGAATGTAGTTCCTTGAAGTGGATCATTCACAATTAATTTGACAGCTTGAGCAACAGCAGAAACAAGTGTATGATTTGTAGTATTTAATTAATTTATATTTGTATTCTTAAAATGTTAACATCAAAAGAATACATCAAAATGCTGTCCCAATCTAAACTTACTAAAGGCAAGTTTGATATTCTTTTAAAGAGTAAAGGCGTGCAATTTGATGATACTAATCTTGATAGCTATTGATATGCAGTGGTTAAGTGATTTCGTTGAACAAAAATGGATTTTGATTTAACTGAAAGCGAGAAGTTATCTTGAGTAGAAAAAAAAGTTGATGTTGTAAGTAGCAAACTATATGAAGAAGTATCAAAAATAGATGATAAAGTAGAGGTTTTATACACTGATAATAATAAGTTTAAACAAGTAATAAACGATACAGTCAAAGTATCTTTATATAATATAAATACTATAAAAAAAGATGTTTCTGCAATTAATGATGATATTTCTAAAACAAAACAGAACAATGAATCAAATTTAAAGGATTTAAAAAGTGATATTCAAAATGTTAGTTCATCAGTTTCACATATTAAGCCTACAATAGATAAAATACAATCTCAAATAAGCTCTGTAGACACATATCATAATGATAGAGTAAGCGGTGTTATTTGAACGCTTAAAATGAAATCTGATAAAGGACACAAGCACCTTTTAGAAGATATATCAGGACTATCACAAGAACTCTCTGATATAAAGACAGATATAGCTAAAAAAGACAGTGAGTTAAATAAAAGAATAACAAATGAGAAACAAGACTTATCTGATTTTTATACTAAAAAAGAAACTTATAATAGAAAGGAAATAAATGAAAAGATAACAAGAGCTTGAGGATGACTTTGAGTAGTATGAGCACAAATAAATGATTGAACTATATCTCCATTGCTTACTTGGTCTTCTGCTAGAATAAATCAAGAAATACAGGCGTGATGAGGTTGATGAGGTTCTTGAGCTTTAGTGCACCCAACGGTAGGTTCTACTTTTGAATCAGCGTATGCCCCACCGTCTATGACCGGGACTTATAATTCTTCAATAGGTGTAGATTCTTTGATGTCATTAACAACTGGACTTTGAAATACTAACTTTTGATGATGAAGTTTAATATGAGTTACAACAGCTGAATGAAATGTATCTTTTGGTTCATGAAATGGTACAAACCTGACATCTTGATGAAAAAATATACTAGTAGGCAATTGATTACTACCAGCATGAGATACAGCTCATGACAATATAATAATCTGAACAGATAGCGGAATAAGTCTAACTATTTGATATCAAAACTTTCTATTTGGAAATGTTTTGCTCACCGCGTGAGGGAATGTTAATAATAATTATGCATTCTGATATAATAGTCTTACTTCTTTAATTTCTTGATGAGGTAACTTCTCTTTTGGCGCTTGAAATCTTAACTGAATATCCACTGAGTGATGAAATACTGCTGTAGGGTCTAGTATATTCTCTGGAACAGCAGTAACTAATAGTACTTGAATATGACAGACATTATGAGCGTCTTGATCCACTGTAGAAAATGCTACTTTCATTGGAACATCTATAGCTTGAGCATCTGCAACAGATGTAGACAACACGATAGCAATTGGTTCTGGTATATTTTCTTGATGAAATAGTACCATAACACAATGTTACGCTATCTGAACTAATATATGACAAGCAGAAAACTCTTCTCGAGGTAACTGATTCTTCATGTGAGGCAGTCTTGCACAAAATGTTACATCAGTTTCAGAATCTTATCTAGCTTGATTTTTAATAGCCGCATCTCCAGACTGATTTTGAAGCATTGATTGATGTACTTTAATCGGCAGTAATATAGCTAGTACATCAGGTATATTGGATATAACAGATACTATTATTATATGACATAATAACGCATTAAATATCGCAACAAGTACTAATAATATACTTTTATGAAGCAATATTTGAACTTCATTCACAACTCACAGCAGAAACATTGTTCTTTGAGATTATTCAATGAATACTGCTAACGGTGATAATAATATAGTAATGTGATATAGAGCATTACTGGACTGAACTACTACAGATTCTAATTTTAATCTGTTACTAGGTGACTGAAGTATGATACACTGATATGGCTCTCATAATGTATGATTATGAGTTAGTACATTTATGGATTCAAATGCGTTAGACAACTGTGTTGCTGTGTGATATCAAGCATTGAATAATCTAGTTACTTGAGATAGTGTCATTGGATTAGGTAGAGGGTGCAAAACAACATCTACAACTGCATCTAATCAGTTTGTTATGGGTTCTGAAACATACCCAGTTACTGATTTATACTTAGGTCGATGATGAGCATCTTCAACAGCTCCAGCTTGAAATAGTGTTACTTTACAGCCGACAACTGCATCGTCTTGAACGGGTGCAAATTTCATATTGAGAGCTTGAGCTTGAACAGGAAGTGCAACAACTGACCAAATAAAGCTAAAAGCAGATGGTAAAGTATCATTTAATAGTCTTACTGCTAGTAGAGCAGTAGTAACAGATGCCAGTAAGAATTTAGCATCATCAGCTACTACCGCGACAGAATTATGATATGTCAATGGTGTTACAAGTGCAATTCAAACACAGCTCAACAGTAAGATTACAGCAAACGGCGCAATAACTTGAGCAACAAAAACAAAAATAACTTACGATACTAATTGACTTGTAACAGCCTGAGCAGATGCAACAACAGCTGATATTGCTGATAGTACTGGAAGAAGATACACAACAGAAGCACAACAGACAACACTTTGAGCAATTTGAATGATGCTTAGTGCTGGTTATGCTGGTGCTACATTGTGATCTGGTGCAACAAATTATGAAGTATTAAACTGATTAACAACAACTTTTGCTGCAGAATGAAATAGAATGACAGTTGTATGAGCTACTTGTACTGCTAAAAATCTATTTATTAGGACAGATAACGCTCAGACTGGTACTTGAAGTTTTGTATTTACTGTTAGGAAGAATGGAGCTGATACTTCAATAGTAGTTACAGTCGCTGCTTGAAGTGCTGCTTGAACATTCTCTGATACAAGCAATACGGCTTCCTTTACTGCGGGGGATAGAATAAGTTTGAAAGGAGTGAACAACGGCTCAGCTACATCAGCACAAGTATGAGGGGCATCATTAATGCTTTATGTTTAATTTTATATCCTAATTAATTAATATGTATGTATTAGATGAATTAACGATTGATTGAGATAGAGCGTATATTTCTGTGTCTATCGATGGTAGAGTAATCCAAAAGCGATTGGATAATAATGAAGAGACGCATCAAGAGGACTTCGCTCATCTTACTAGTTGAGATGAAGAAAGAATTAAGATAGTAGTAGATGCATTATGAAATGAGTTGCAAACTGTAATTGATAATTGAGAATAGTTTTATTATAATTTATTGTTTTAATTAATGGATATTTTAGGGTATGCGTTCACTTGGTTATCTCTCTGTATGTCTTTATTTACTTTTTTTCACGCTAGAACATTTTTTTATAGCCATAGATGACTAAAAGATAAATGAGCATACTTATTTTTAATGGTACTATGTCTAATCTTTGCAGGGCTTAAACGACAAGCAATGCAAGAATGACTAGTTGATGCATATGTAGGACAAGCAATATTCTATTGAGCGTATAATTCAGCAATATTTGCAATTATGATATATATTTTATGAACTGAGTATGATTTATAATAATAATATGAGTATTGGGGGCAATCGTTAAGGTATCTTATATGTTTTTTATGCAGGATAAAATAGAAGCATCAAAAGCGATATCTAGATTAGTTATAAGTATTGTGATATGATATATGGTATGAGCTAATATATCAGACAATATTGAGCGACATTGAGTAGAGTTATACTGACCATTGATATGGATGTCATCCTTCTTTTCTGTAGATATAGTACAACGACTATCAACTTATAAGATTAAAGATATTCTGAAAGCTATAGCTCAAGAAATATTAAATAGATTAAAACAATAATTTATTTTATAATAATCTGATTATGTTGAATATTGATTCTAATCATACCGCATCAGACTTATTTCGTTTGCTACAGCGTCTAGTACTTTATGCAGTGTTGATACTTTTATGAGCTTTATTTATGTATTACAAACAGTCGCAAGCCATTTTTGCTACTCCAATTAAAGTCATTTGTGAGCCATCAAGAACAGAAGTGAGATTATATCAGCTTCCCGACAAGTTAACAAAGTCTGGAGCTTTTTAAATTGTAAAAATACAAACGGACAAACAAGAGATACAACTCAAGTTTTGGCTTAATCTGTTAACAACATTACTAACATTATATTTTTTGTATTTAATCTTTTATTGATAGTCCTATGAAACTCAATCTTATTGGTGATAAAAGAATAACAAATCTTGAAGAATTGTTTAATACCAGTAATATTGATCTTAAAGAACGAGACATAATAAAAACAAAGTTGAACAAGCGAGAAACGGCTATGAATAAAAAAGATTGAAGTACAGAACTAACAGAACTATTTCAGATACGAGCAGAGATAAAGCCGAAACACAATCTACTCGCTCCTGACATCAAACAAATACTTATTGATTCATTTGATAAACATATACAAGTAAGAAATTGACCACCTTATAAACATTGACCGTTATTGGCTAGTATAACACTAGCGGATCTACATATCGGCAGGATAGAACAAAAAAAACCAAAAGCCTACCAAACACAGATATATGATAGATGTATGCGGTTATTTGAGGCATTATTATGATGCAAGCCCGACAAGCTGTTATTCGCTAGTATTGGAGATATGGCTAATAGTGAAATGAACTGAACTACAAGTAGTTGAAAGCACGCAATGGAAAATAATATGACTGGCAATGAAATATTTCAAAATGTACTTGAATTCCATAATGATTTAATAAAAAGCTTTGCAAGTGAGATAGCAACAGATGTACTAATAATACCAGGTAACCACGATAGAGAATTAATGAAAGTTATCTGAACCGCTTTACAGATATGATTTAATAATACAAATAATGTTAAGATTGATAATCAAAACAAACCAAGAAAATATGTGCAATGGTGAGATAATACATTAGCATTCTCGCACTGAGATTGAGAGAAGCCAAGCCAAAGGCTATCTGTATTATCACAAGAAGATAAGATAAGAAAACATAATTATTGGACTATTTGACATTTCCACGATAGGGAAGTAAAGCAATACTGACCACTGGAAGTTGAAACAGTTGCTAGCCCCGCAATTCAAAACGACTGGGAGAAAAATAAATATGCTCACAAGACGGCTAAAATATGAGGCAAAATATACGATAAAAAACAAGGTAAAGTTAAAGAAATTTATAAATAATCTTATAATATGTTTTCACAGATTGTAACTTATGCTGATTATAAAGACAGAGAGGTTATTGCTATAGGGAATAAAGAGTATGTTGACCGTTTAAAAAAGAAATGCAAACAGATAATAAGCATCCTTATTATAAAACACAATAAGCAACGGCGAGAGGATATGATGTCCTTGCCACAGGAGGAACTCGCAATGGTATTGGAATGATACCTTGAAGAGAATGAATTGCTAGTTGACCGTCCTAATTAATTTATTTTTTAAACAATAAACAATGTCTATAATTGAACATACATACGAGACTATGATACTCGAAAGGAATATCATAAATGATAAAGATACTCCACAGAAATTCGAGCTATTGAGAAACAAAATCAATAACGAGATTAACTTTGCATTAGAGAATAATCAATCTATTGAAACAACAGTAAACAAGATTAAAAGACAACTATTGTATTTTGAATCATTTACACCTGTTCACTAATGGAAACAACAACTTTACTTGATAACTATCAGCGAACTCTAGCGAGATTAATAGAGAGATTTTCTAAGATATATTTTCCATCAGCTGAATCTGATATAATCTGAAATGTTAATATTTGACTCTGACCAGTTGAAATATGTGATTATTATCGAGATATTGATAAAATAGTAACAGCTTTATATAATGATATACAGAGTAAAATACTATTTAAACGGTATGAACTACATTTAAACGCAATAACAGACAATAAGACTTGTATTAATTTATATAATTACTGGAAACAAAATGTTTAAAGCACCCGAATGGATATTATCTACGCCTAGGCTTATGGCTTTAATTCTAGTAGTTACTACTTGTTATTTGGCTATAAAGTGAGTTATTAAAGCAGAATGATTTTGAGCAATAGTTATGATTGCTTTAAACTACTTTTTTCAACAAAGAAAGCCTGAGAACCAAGCCGAACCAAATCAATCATCAAGCAATATATCAAGCACCACAACAACTACTGTAACTCCTAAAAACGGAACAGTAGATGATTTATCGCCTATCGATCCATTATTATGACAATAGCAGACCTAGTTAATAAACGACAAGGTAAATTCTACGAGGAATCTAAATCCTTAGGGGCGCAATGCGTTTGAGGGACTAAGATACTTATTAAGGATTTATTTTGAGTTGACCTTTGAAACTTCTCCGGATCCGCTAATAACTGATTTGTTACTGGTAGTCCATTTGATAGTAGTCGAGTAAAAATATATAATACTCCAGCAAATCATCCAGTTGCTTGAGATGTTGTCTTTTGGTGAAAGTCATCTCAACTTCCTTATGGGCATGTTTGAGTATGCATATCGTGAGATACTGACAGCTTTACAATCATTGAACAGAACGCAAAAAGCGGTACTGGATTAAAAAAGCCTTGAGACGAAATGACAGTAAGAAAACATAACTATAATTGAGTAGCAGGACGATACCACTATACTAACCAACAAACGCCCATAATTCAGCATAAGACAACGACCGCACCTAATGTTTGAGCGTTAAAGAATGTATCTCCCGAAGATATAAAACTTGTATCACAACTTATGGCTGACAAGATATACTCTTGAGAGTGAGAACTGACATTGGAAAGACTTTTAATTATTATTGCTAGGGTATATGCCAAAACTTCCTAAGCTACCAGTTAAGTACATTCCACATAAGTATTACCCTAGTGTGCAGATATATAATCATGTATATCGTAAATCATTACAGATTTTTCGAGGTGATTTAAAGAAATTTCGTAAAGTCTATAAAACAGTTTGTGAGAATGTAACAGAGGAGTATATGCAATCTTGTTGAGGTCTAGCTATATGAAGTGAGCTTTGGAATGTTGTATGGTTGAATAATTTGGATCGGCAAACTCTAATACACGAACTCCAGCATATAATGTTCTTTCGATATGGAACTACAGTATCTACTTTAGATACGAAGAATATAGCTACACAAGAATTCTTTTGTTACAGTCTTGAATTCTGTCTTAATATGATTAAACTTACCCCATTATTCAAAAAACTAAAGCGGTTTTAATTTATTCCTTAAATAAACTCTTATGGATTACAATCAAGCAATCGAAGTCATTGAGAAATCGACTGGCACGATACAAGCAAGTAGACAAGAGCACATCCTCATCTTACAAGCAATTGAGAAATTAAAAGAACTTATTAAACCAATATCAGAAGCAAAGAAAGAAGAGAAAGCTTAATTTATTTTTTAAAACATATTATTATGTCAGACGCTATTGAAACACAAGTTCCAGAAGGGATGATTCTAGGAGATGAAGTAACTGAAGAAACAGAAGAGACAGAAGAGACAGCAGTTGAAACTACAGAAGTTGCATCTGATCAAGTAGCAGAATAATCGGTGAGTGATTACTAAAAAACACTATCGATAAGGTAGTGTTTTTGTTTTATCAAATTTTACTTTGTATAATACTTCCTCATATTTATGCTTTGCCCAATCAACGAACATAGCTGTTGAGCTACTATTTATATAATCCATAAATATCATCTCTGCTATTTTATAGGCTCAAGCTTCATTAACTCATAACATCTTTATGAATTTTTTTGCTTCATTAGACATAAGTAGGTTCATTATTAGTAATAATGTTTATAATAAACAATTCTCAACAGCGAGAGCATTCTTCTTCTTGTCAGTTTTCCCGATACTCTAATCCGTCTAAAGAGCATCAACAGGTGCAATCTGCACTAAATGTTTTGCACTCTTCTACTTCTTCAGGCATGGTTATTAGTTATTTACAATTTAAATCGCTTTTTGCTTGTAACTCGCTCCTTGTATTCTGGTCTTCCCAAAACAAATATAAAGTCTCTATCTCTTCATCTGTTCTAGTATCTACGGTAACAACAGTATCGGGAGTAATTCAGCTATTAATCATAGATTTTTTAATATAGAGGATTTTCTCTTGGATTGTCATTGAATACCATTAAGGAAATAAATTAGTCTTTGTTATAAAGAGCTATAGCAATAAGCATTAATCATAAGAATATTCGAAACATTATTTCTTTTTAAAAAATAAATATAATCCTTCACTTCATAAATAATCCTCAAATAATATTTTGTATATCTTTTTTCATAATCTTTTTTCAAGCATTTTATAAGCTACATCTTTATACTTCATTGACTGTAGCTTAGTAAACATATTAGTAAGTAGACTATCGATATCTTCGCTTATTGATTGCACTGTATAACTGTACAATGATTGTGTTTCCTCTATTATCCTATCTGCTGTTCACTCTCAATATGTTCTGTCTAGTCGCTTTCAGTATCTATACTGGTCTCAATTCTTACCTTCTCGATGTTGGTTAGCATTGCAATTTGGATGTTGAGAATGTACATTATCTAACATTACTTTTGCTTTCCGTCATCTGCTTTGAGGAATAAAATGTCATCAAAGCATATTCCAAAATGAAGACGGCATTCAACAACTACAACAATCTACTGTCCCAGTTTTGTTGTCGGAATGTTTCCATTTGCTTCGTTCCATAATCAGATCGAAATAGACTCTCAAGAGTTTCTCTTTAATGTTTGATTAATTAAATGTTAAATGATTAATATGGTATATAGTGAGTATAGCAACTAGGATTTGCACCTAGTATGTTCATAGTGTGGACTCGAACCACAGTCATGGCTTTTGGTGTTAGAACATACACCTTCGTCTCCAGACTGCCCAAGGAATTGAACCTCAATCTTTACCTGCGTCTACCTATTCCGCCATGTTATACCCACTATATACCATATTAACTTTGCTTTATTTAGAGTAAATATAGGACAGATTGGATTCGATACCAATATAGTCAGGTGCGACCTGTTATAGTTGCTTACTATCACTGTCCATTATGAATATTTTAAATATAAATATAATCTAAATTATTTCGGGGGCATATTTAACATTTCCCTGTAAATCTTAAAGAATTTTGTTTGATAATCCCTCTTTTCAAGTATATACTCTATCAACTCTCTAGTTTCTTTTTCTATATACCATTCTATACTTTCATCATCTCTTTGATTAGTGCATCAAACTATCATTTCTGCCATTCATTGAGAAAACTGTTTTAACGCTTGGAGTTGGTCTTGTCAAGCCAGTGTTATTCTATTGAGTACAACTTCTTCTGGTCTCATCTTCGGTACTCAGTATAAAAGTTGTCTAATCATTTCAAACATTCTGATTATTAAAAATTTAAATAAATATTTATCTATCAATTCTTTTAATACTACTTTCTGTTATATATATCTATATACTCATCTAACTTATAGGTTTTCAATATTTTATATCTCAATTCTGTCATTTTTTTGCTATGTCGTCATTCTGTAGAACCGAAGTTAATATCACACATTTTCAATACTACTTGTTTTACTGGCATCTTATTGGCTTTCCCTATTGCGTATGGGTCAAATCAATAATATCACATATCATACATAAAATCTTCATTATCTACCATATTTTCTCTAGCAAATAAATCAGCCTTTTGTTCTTGGTTCAAGTATCTTTCCCACTTAGCATTTAATTGCTTACTCTTATCCCATATTTCAGATACTGCCATTTGATAATAATTATTAATTTAAATTAGCTTTTACAATTATACTACCTGCTATTAGTACTATACAGAATACGATATAAAGTGTTTTAATCATTGTTATTTATTAAAAGATAAAAGTGTTTTTTTAGTTGATTTTACTAGATATATTGTTTTTTTAACTAATACATATTGTTTTTCTTTTTTAGGTTTAATTGTAGGTTTTACAATAGGCTTACTGTCGTCGTGTTTTGCTATCAGAGGCTTATTATTATTGTCTTCTGATAGTCAGTTAAATATTATTCATTTATCTCTCTTATAACGCATAGCATATCAATACCAAGGCATTTTATTTTCATTCTTGCTATCAATCCATATTCATAAACAATAATCAATTTGTTTATAAGGGTCTTTGAAGTCTTCAGAATTAATAAACTTATGATAATAGGCACTGTTAAGCTGGCATAGTCAATGATCACGAGTACCATTCTTATTCTTTGGACTTGCTTTATTAGCATTCCAGCCTCCATTTTCACTATTTAAGGTGAGTATGAAGTTTTTACAACTATATTTTCAATCGTCTTTGATATTCTCCTTGCACTTATCATAGCCATAGCTTGCTATTGAATCTTGAAAGCTTGAAAATCAATACAAATCTACAGATCCAGCATCTGCTATTGATAACAATCATAATGCTATCAATACAAGCATAGCAATAAACAATAAGAATAATCTCATTAAATGGATTAAAATATAAATAGCCACTAAACGGCTTTTAATAATCTTTTAAACACAAATCTAAATCTTTGTTTACTCGACATCCTTTGATTATTTCTTTAGTATCTTGGTCTTGAAAAGTGTTGCACTCTCCACTAAATGTATAGTTATCTACTTCATCATTAAGAGGTTCGCTCATCTTACCATTTCTTAGGCAGGTATAGTTAGCTTTATCTTTTATTGGAGCTTTTTTATCTTTTACTGGAGTATTGATAGCTTGTAAATAATTTTCAGATGCTATCTTTATTTTCTCTCGATTAGCTTTCTCTAGCTTAGCATTTGATATTGTTTTTTCAGCTGTTTCAATAATTCATTGTTGATAAGCCATTGCATTATTAGCTTCATTAATCTTATCATTCATTAATGATATATCAGTGACTTGTTTAGAACATCCACTAGCAATACCTATTAATAATGTGATACAAAATAATTTTACAAGATTTCTCCATTGTCTAATAGAGAATTCTCTATTAACTATATCAAGTAGCCATTGTTTGTCTTTATCACTTCTGTTGTTTTTCTTTTTAAATCGATTGAACATTTTTGTTTATTAAAAATTAAATAACTTTAGTTGCATCAAATTTATAATATTCAAAATTAAGGCTCATAATTTGGTACAGATTCTATTGATTTTATACATTCTTCTGAACATTTTAGTATTTCACAAATAGTAGGGTCTACTATTTCTATATTTACTGGTTCAGTTATTTTACTATCCTTTTTAACCCCGTGAATTGATAATTCAGATAGGCTAATTCATTTATTTGATTGTCGGTATCGTAATCTTCTGGAATTGTGCATTAATATGCCTTGCGAGGTTTTACCCATATACTTTCAGAAAATAACTCCTGAATAATAAGACCTTACTATAACATAATCGCCAATAGAATGTAATCATTCGTTTACTTCCGATTGAGTTTCATTTCAATTAGTAACTTTTGTACTCACATCATCCATTAACCACAATAGTAGTTTTTCAATAAGTTGTTTGTTCATTGTTTTAAAAAAAAGATTAAATTATTTTGGCATATTTACCATAACCATTACTACTACCATCACCACTACCATCACCACTACCATTACCATAACCATTACCATTACCACTACCATTACCATAACCATCACCATCACCACTACCATTACCATAACCAT